TGACAGGGGGAGCTTTGATAAGTTTAGTATTAAACTATCCATATCACCTCTATTATCTCTTATAATAGCTTCTATATTATTGTTTAATGCTTCTACTAATACTGATCTTTTTTTTACATTAGAGTGATCTTTTTTATACATACTACTATTATTAGTGTATAAAATTGATCCATCTGATTCTGATTTGATAAATAACTGGTTAATTTTATAGGTTTTACCAGATCTACCACGAACAGTAGATATGACGTGTAATTTTTCTAAAGTATCAAGGGTACGTCTGACAGTTATACGGGATAGTTTGGTTTCTTTAGCGATTGTAGAATACCTCAAGCCACATTCATAGTTATTCTTCTTCCAAGCATGTTTCATAAGAGATAAATAGCAGTTGATACAATTAGATTTCTTGATACCGCTTAATTTATCCAAATGACCATATAATTTGTAAGTTATATGTAAAAAAGCACGACTATTGTTCATATTTACACACTTTCCTATGATTTTGTTGGAGGTCTAGCAAAATGGATACCCATTGGTCCTCATTCATCAACTCAAACTCTGTCGGAGAGCTTGTTATTCGCTTGATTCTAAAGGTTAGGGTGGTGTCGGTCAGATTCTTATAAAAAACTAAAAAGCAGGGTATATTTAGGCGACTAGCGACTATCTTTGACAAGGTTGTAGCCTTATATTTCTGTCCTTTATCATAACAAGTCTCAATAATGGCTAAAGGCTCATAACATCTAGGACAGCACTCAATACTGTCTATATCAATCATGGCTATGCCATCATATTTTCTGTGCCAATCATTGTAATCACCATTAGAAAATGCGTAGGTTTGTCTAGCCATTAAGCAAATTCCAAACTATAAAAACTACACCACTTAACAACAATACTTGTAGTTCCATAGGTGATCCTAAAAACAACTCAATCATTTTTTCCTTTCTATCTATTTTTTATAACAATAATTTCGTTTTCCTTTTCTTCTATAATTCTTTCATAATCTAATAATTGGTTTGATAGATTTTCAATATGTTTTTTGTGTCTTTTAATTTCAGCTTTAGCTTCTTTTAATTTATCTGCTAACTCTACTTCTTTCCATATACCTTCATTGGTCATTTTATTATCTCTATTTTTTTAACACAACCTTTTGGAAAACAAGTAAGTCCACCAACATCCATTCCATTTTCATCTTCAGAATAAGAAGTAAATAGCCATAACTTATCTCTAGTTTTTTTATACAGATACCCAACATCTTCACAAATAGAAATGTCATTATTTTTAATATCACTTTCATGTACCCACGCATCCGGAGATGATGTTATGTCCCACCAAGTTAATTTTACTCTTGGATATTTAAATTTTTTTCCACCAACTTTCATACAAATCCTTTATGGTTACTTTATTGTTAGTTACTTCTAAAATTTTCTTTACCATTTCTGGATCTGGAAACCTTTTAACTTTAGCTGTCAAGCACCATCTTTGAACAGACGTGCCGGGATTTTGAACTCCTTTAATACCTAATTCTAAACCAAAATTATAATAAGATAGTTTTTTATCTTTTCTATATTCTTCGAGTGTCATATTTCCTTTCTTTATTGATCTGATTTGTATGTATATATAACATATTTAATGCTTTACAAGTAAATAATAATGTGTATAGATAGTGGAAAAAAAGGAACTTATGAAAATTAGAGAAAAAACAGACGAGCAGTTAATAGAAGAAGCATTTAAAATATTTAATGGTGGTAAAGGTTTAGATCATTGGTCCTATTCTTCTACCTCAACACCATTTGCCAAAAATTTAATTAGTTATTCTTTTCCACAAAAAATTAGAAGATCATGGTTATGGAGATACAAAGCAAACTTTGGCAACCTTGTAAACAATACAGTACAAAGAATGATTGCAGATGTTATTTGGGAATCACCGACAAAAATAAAAGCTGAATGGGATAGAGATTATAAAGTTTCATTTAAAACAGAGTTAGATGAAATAAATAAAAAACCACCGGTAGATGCTAAAGATGAATTTGCTAGAAAAGAAATGGAAAGCTATGCACATGATTGTATTGGTGTAACAAAGAAAGTTGTTAAAGATTTAATCGGAAATAACAAATTACAATGTGAGCTACATGTCGAAAAAAAAGAAATGACACAGATTAAAAAAACTTTAGGTAAAGTAGATTATCTGACAGAAGAATTATTTATAGAATTAAAAACAAAACCACCTAATATAAGAAAGGTCAAGAATAAGGATCAGTGGAATATGACTACTCAAGATTTACCCACTGAACCTCAACTAGACCATCTAACACAAACTTCATTTTATTATATGTGTATTAAAAAGATACCATATTTAATTTATGTAAATGACAAAGAGCATATTACTTTTGATCAATCACATGAGTTGATGAAGAAAGACCATCTGGAATATCTTTACTATAAAATGGTTGAGAAGATTTTACTTTGGGAACGTATGATTATGTTCTGCAAAGGAAACCTATCTGAACTTGCACTTATGTGTGAGCCACCAGATATGAACCATTACTTTTATTATAAAGATTTGGCACCAGAACAATTAAAACTAATAACTAACCTATGGGGAATAAAACATGAGTAAATTAATAATGATATGTATATCTGCAATGTTTTTATTGGTAGGATGTGCAAGTAAGCAAGTCCTAGTTGGTAAAAAATGTTTTGTAGATCATAATAAAAACATAATAACAACAACTCAATCTTATATTTGGATTGTAGATAAAGATAAGGTTTGGAGCAAACAATTAACAAAAAAAAACTGCGAGGAATAAAACATGAATAAAAAAAATATATATCAAAAACTACATGACGCCTGTTTAAGTGCAGGGTCTGTCAAAAAAGGTGCTAAAGCCAATGGGATGCACTTTAATCCATTGCTACATGATGATGTACAAACAACAGCTACACAAGCATTGCTTGACAATGGTTTGTATGCGACCTGTAATTATCTGACAGAGATTGTACCAAACATAAAACAAGTAATGGTCGTATGTACCATGAGAGTTTATGATGTTGATGATCCAACACAACATATACTTGTTGATGGGTGTTCGGCATTTGGCAATCTCGATAAATTTGGAACAGGTAATGCTATGTCATATTCAAGAAAGTATGCGTTCCTAAATTTATTAAACTTAAAAACAGGTGTTAAAGATGAGGATGGGTATCAACCTATTCCATTTGAAGATTCTCCAGAGCAATCTGTTGAAGAACCTACATATATGGATGACACTATAGATGTAGAAGAAATGAAACGTGCCTTAAAAGCAACTAACAACTTAAAAGAGTTTAGTGAGGTTAAGGATTTAATAAGAAAAGACGTTGAATTTCTAATGAGAAACAACTTACGAGCATACAGACAAGTAACAGATATTGCTGAAACTCGTGAGATACAATTAAATAATGGTCAGTAAAAGCTGACAATAACAAAGGAGCAAACATGAGTGAAGATGTAGTATGGTGTAATTTGGTAAGAAACCAAAACAAAAATGCGGAGAACCAACCGGATTGGGTAGCACCGCCAAACTTAAAAGCACCAGAGGGTAAGAAATGGACCATAGGTGTTAAGATAGGAGATGTTTGGCACAATCAAGCTGGATGGGATGATAAGGATGAGCAAGGAAATGTTACTGGTATAACAATCAAGATGACACCACCTACTCCTAATGAAAACAAACCTTCAGCACCAGAAAATAAAGGGTTTCAAAGCAAACCTAATTATGCTAACAAACAATCATACAAGTTTTAATTAATTTGTATTTAGCTTTGGGGGAGTTTTTTCTTTCTAGTTCCCTTTCGGTAGTTTTCTTCCCCAAGGCACCTCAAAAACATTATGGATAAAAAAATCACAGATTTAGAACAAGAGATTGAAAAGAAAATTATTGATGATCGTCAAAAAGATTATGGGAATTATCAAGAAAACTTTATTATGTTAGCTGATATGTTTACAATTATATTGGCAAGTAGTTTAAAAAAACGAATAAAACCGCACCAAGTAGGTCAATTAATGATGGCATTAAAACTATATAGATCAACAAGAAATTTTAAGGCTGATAATTATACAGATTTAAGTATATATAACAAGATGACTAAAGAGATACACAAAAAAGAGGTTGCCAAAAAGGATAAAAATGGGTAAGTATAAAAGAATTATTAATGGGGATTGTCATTTTACCATGACAGAACTCTTTGATGATGTTGAGAAAGCTGCAAATGTGTCCAATAATGGAGAACTTGTAGAATGTAAAATTGATAATTTGAGGATTGATTTTACAACAGTAAAAAAGGATAAGGATGAACGAGATAAAAACTCGTCTGCAAAGGTACAGGGATCTTCAACAGAAGAAACACGAGAAGTACCTAGAAGCGAAGCAGAAGGTCAATAAGTATCAAAAAGATTCTTATAGATTGCTTTGGAAGATAGAGCAGACAAAAGAAGAATTAATGAGAACTTAACTCATTAATTTTATTATTAAAAAAAACTGAAGGAAAACGTAGGGGATCTATGACCATAAATATAAGCAAACATTACAATAAACATATAGAAAAGTTAGATCAAAATAATTTTATATATAAAGTTAAGAAAGCATTTCACCTTCTTACGAGCCAAGAAGAAAGATTATATGAGGTAGGGTTCTCGGAAGGCTTTTTATATGCTGTAAACATTTTACAAAAAGAACCAATCAAAGATAGTAATGTTAGAAAAATTGTAGGTTATACTGTTACTAGACCAAAACCTTTACAAGTGGAAAGTGTTATTAATAAAGTTTGTATATACTTTGAAGTACATAAACCAACATTGCTAGGTAAAAAAAGAACTACAGATATAGTAAGAGCAAGAAATGTAATACACAATATATTATTTGAAAAGTATCGTATGAACCTTACAGATATTGGTAGATATTTTGGACAAGATCATACCACAGTATTGCACTCAATAGAAATGAAAAGAGACCAGAAAAGATTTTGGTCCCCAGAACAATCATTGTGGCAAGAGTTTGAGAAACTTATTTCTTAATGCACAAGTGTTCTAAATGTAAAAAAGTTGCTGTAGTAATAGAAGATAAAAAATATTTTTGTGCTGATTGTTATTTAAAATTAAAAAAAATATTTACTTCTTAAACCCAGATAACATATTCTTATAAGCCTTTTTAGTAATTGTACTTTTAGATTTACTTTTTGAAGTACCAGATTTTTTTTTCTGGTTGATGTTATAGTACAAACCTTTTTTGGCTTTTGTTCCATCTTTTTTAGTGTGATAACCCGGCATTATTTCTCCTTTTCATAAGTTGCATCTTCTGATCTTAATTTTTGTTGTTCACAATAATTATCAAAACAACTACCATCTTTTCCATCATGACAAAAGTATTTTTTTGTAGCAGTTATAATCCATCCACCTTCATCACTAATTAATTCTTTGTTACAACTCTCACAATAACCACAAATAAAACATTTAGTTGGTTTTTTCCATAATTTTTTTACCGGCACTTCCACCTTCTTCTTGCTTGTCTTATTCTTGAGTTAGGATCGTTTCTTGTTTTAGCGGATGATCTTTTAAGTTGTCCGGCTGATCTTGCACAATAACTTTTTCTACGTTTAGCAGCTTTAGATCCTTTCTTAACTTTACCTGTTACTGCTGTCTTTAATTTTGATCCGGGATTGGCTCTTCTATATCTTGCAACACCTTTAGCTGTCATTCCAGCACCTTTTTTTGTTGGTCTATAGTTTGCGTTTTTACCTTTAGTAGTTTTTCTTATAGCCATTATTTTAATATTAATTTTTTAATTGATTTTTCTCCCATATAAATCTCGGTCTCTGCTTTAGATTTTATACACTGGTACTCTATATTTTTTGAAGAACCACGCATAGCAATTCTCTTTCCTTTTAAGCATTGAGACATAGATTCTTGTATTCTATGTTCCTTAATTTCTCCATTTACAATCATTAGTAATGCAACTACTACTTCAACCATGTCCATTACCATTTGCTCTTACTTTGTCTTTTAAATTTTCAATATCTCTTAATGCCTTTTCCATTTGTTTTGTTAAGAACTGTATATTAACTTTGTTGTGCATCATATCTTCTATTCTTTTTTCAATCTTCTCTACTGTTTTATATAAATCTTCAAGCAACATAAACTGTTCTTGATCGGTTGGTAATTGTTCAGATTTTTTAAGTAGATCAGCTTGGAATAATTCTCTTGATGTTTCTAATGATGTAAGTCTGGCAGTAACTTCTGTATAGCCTATTACACCAGAAATTATTATTGCCACAATACCAATCATATTTTTAATTGGCATAGTTACATTTGTTTTCTCGCTTACTTTCATTTCTTCTTCTTTTTACATTTACAACGTGGTGCAAATAGCTTGTCTATCCAACCACAAAGTATATCTAATTTTCCAAAAAAAGAATATAGAAATTTATCAATCATGTTGCTGGTCCTCCACAAAAAGCCAACAACGTAAGCATTATTATAAGGACACCTGTAAAGTAATAGTTCATCCTGTCTATCTCCATAGGTTATCCTTATAAATTATATTATGTGATGATAGTAACAACTAATACAACTGCTACAACAATAACCATTTCTTTATGATCTGTCCAGTAGTGCATAGCTTTGTTTTTAATTTTTTGTATCATATTTAAGTCCTGTTCGTGTGTAGGTATATCGTCATGCATATTTATATCCTCCGACTTTTTATTATAAGATATTACTTCCCTTGTCCACGATTTTTTGATCCACCTTTATGCCTTCTTTTATGTTTGTTCATAGAAGATGTTTTAGGTCGTCTACCTATACTTGTTTTTTTTGGTATTCTGACGTGTTCTAGTTTGTCTAGGTTGAACTTTTTTTTTGCCATCTTTTCCTGTTTGTTGCGACAACATACTTGTCTTTTTACTATATTGTTTTGTGTATGATGTGCTAATTGACTTCATTATTTCTTAACTAAAGAACCACCAAAGTATAAACCAATAATTGCAGACACTAAGTTAGTATCTAATGGTGTGATAACCAAACTATTAGAAGATAGTGTTATCCATTTCATTATTTCTTTTTCTGGTAGAAAAAAGAACGCAGGTTTAAATTCTAAATAACCTACAATTACACTTACATCTGGTTGGAATATTGGCATTAGTTTTGGTAGCAATACTATTGCAAATACTGCAGTTAAAGCTATAATTCTTCTGGTCCATTGGAAGCCTTCGTTGTTATATTCTCTAGCTTCTTTAAAACCTTTTTGTTGTACCTCTGCTCTTTGCAGTAACATTTTTTGTTCTGCTTGTTTTGCTTTGATACTTTGCGACCAAATACTCATAACTCCACCAAGTACAGTAGAGCCTAACATTGTTATCATTTCAAATGGCATTATTCTTTCTCCTCTAAATCCTTAATTTTAGATAGTGCATCCTCTAAATCTTTATTACAAAACTCTAGTTTTTGCAAACA